TAACTTCAATTTCACTGACGTTAGTTGGGAAACAACCACGGAAGTTGTATGTCTTGAGTGAGTTTCCATCTCTGTCCAACTGTTCAACAACGAGGTCTGCTTGATAATCCACTGGATTGGTCAAACCTGTGTTTGCCTGATGGGCATTGATACCGTTCATCCAACGTTCCATTGCGTTACGGATGGAGAAATCGGTGTCATTGAGAATGGTTACTGTCCACGGTTCAAAGGTGCGGTCTCCAGCAATTTTCAACTGGCGACCACGGAATGGGATTTCAATAACATTCATTACTGATGCTGGCAACTGTGCAGTCTTGCAGAGGAAAGATGTAAGTTCTACATCACCGCCTGCATAGCCTGGAAAGTTGACAGTGGCTTTGAAGAGATTAGGACGAGCGCCCCCACCTCTTAGTTTTGACTTAAAGTCATCTACGCCTAGAATTGCCATTTTTCCTTACTCCTTAAACTGTGCCTACAACTTCTTCAAACTCTACACCAGTTCTAACTGCGACAAAGTTCAGTGTCACGAAGTTGATAGAACGGGCAGGCTTGATGAAGATGCTTGCGATGAATTCATTGCGGTCAACCACAGCAGGAGTATTGTTCGTTTCGTCACATTGAACTCGGAAGTCCGTGATACCACGGCGACCTTGAATCTCACGAAGGAACGGTTCTACGATGTTGACGAATTCTGCACGAGTAAACTCGTCATTGAATTCGAACATTACACCGCGACCTGCTATTGCAATCGCACGTTCAATGGCGAGGAAGAGACGGCGAACATTGATTCGGTCAAATGCACTTGGACGCGATTCGTTTGTTTTGTCACCGAAGAGCATGATGCCCTCGCCTGGAATGTTTGCAATTGGGTTGATACCAGCTTTATACAACTGGTCTCTTTCCGCTTTGGTTGGTGATACAATAATATCTGTGATACCCAGATATCTACCACGGCGTGAACCAGCAGGCGAGAACCACGGTGCAGCAACCAAGTCGGTAGCAGCCATGAGACCCGCAGTGGACGATGCGGCAGGAATCTTGATGTATTTGTCATTATACTTGTCAAATACCTTCAGATAGTTATTGTCTTGAACCAAGTAGGAAGACTTTGTATATGTGTTGTTACATGCCAGAATTGCAGTGTTAGTGCCTGATGTGACAACCGCAGCACGAGATGGTGATACGACTGCAACACAGTCTTTACGAGTAGACGCAGCGGTTGAAACGAGGTCATTTACAATGGTCGTTGCCGTTCCGTCTGTGAGTGATTCTGGAGCAATAAGGAAATCAACTTCAATATTGTCTTTGTCTTCGAACTTATCGAATCCGCGAAGGACATCATCAGTTCCCAGTGAACTTGAAGTTACACCTGATAGGAATGAGAATGTGCTTTGGGAGGACGAATATTTGAAGTCTGATTTGAAGTCTTGCGCGCCATTGGTCGCGTTAACTCCCCAGTTCGAACCAATGAAGTCGGATACGGATGCAGAGTCACCTGTGTGACCTACACCAGCATATACCCATTGTGAACGGAGTTTCAGAACATCTTTGAAATAATTTGATGTTCCATCTGATGCCTTGGCGTTTTTAGCAACAGACAAGAATGGGAAAGTTTCCAGAACTGTTCCAGCAGTTCCAGTAATTTCACCGTCTTGGTCAACAACAGCAACGTGGATTTCATCGTTTTTACCACCAAGAGCGGACACATAAGATGATGTGCCTGGAGCAGCATCAAAGTTATCTTTATATGACCATGCAGCAAAGTTGGTAGCCCCACCATTATCGGAGTCAGAACCCACAATAGAGATTTGGAGAGAGTTGCCAAGTTCGCCTGGATATTTAGCGATAAATGCGCCATCAGAACTGTCAACTGACAGACCTTCGAAAGCATCCAAGTTATTAATTGCCTGTGCTGACAATGTGCCAAGGTTTGTGTTATTAGCAACAGCATTTTTGCCATCACTATCCTGTTCGCGCACAACAAACAGCGTGTTAGAATATCTTAAAAAATACGCGGCAGAGTGGAAATCTACCGTGTTGTTATCGGTTGGTGCGGAGAAAGTAGATACAAGACCTGACTCGTCTGATACGAGCGTGGCCACGCCTACTGGCCCCCAACCGAAATTTCCTACAAACGCACCCGTAGAAGTTTGAACGTTAGGCACTACGCCCGTTAGGTCAATCTCTTTAACGGTTACGGCAGGAGAAGCAGAGGGTGTAAAAAGTGCCATAACTTTTTCCTTTTTTTCGTTATCTAATTATAAGTTCTCATAATACGGTAGTTTCAATACTTTTATTTATAACTAGAGAAATTTGTAGAATTACCACTCCTCAATACCTATGTTAGAGTGTTGAAATGTGTGCCATTCGGTATCTTTTATGATATCCTGTTGTTCCGCATAGTCCAAACCATCATCTATGAACCCTACGGGTGGAACATCGTCTTCTATTTCCTTCATCTTCTTTGCGAACATCATCTCTTTTAGATTGATGTCGGTCATATCAGAGAAGTATTGGGTGGAGATGAAATATCCAAACATGACCAAGTTCATCATCAAATCATCATAATTACCATCAGATGCCTCGTAGGATTGACCTCTAGAGACAAAGGTGGATATTTCTAGAATTGCGTTTTCATCGTTTATCTGGAGTTTCTTATTTTCGAGAACATCTTTGATTGAGGAACATCCCAGTCTTTTGACCTTTCTGTTCATCTCGATACCAATACGGTCTGCTTTTATCGCAGATTCCATATGGATATTATCATACTCCAAGTCTTGATATAGTCCATTACAAACTACTTGTCCCGAATCATTTGACTCTATAATAACATATGCTTGATTATAGAGGTTTGCATACTTATATATAACATTAGGAAAGAGTAATGGAGATATAGTGTTATTGCGATAGACGGCAACCTGTTCAAAAGGTCTCGTGCCAATGTCAATTACCGTAAAGGTTGAATAATCCTGTCCTCTTCCCTTTGATACATCCACAGTCATGATATATTCATGATTGGGTTGCGGTTTTTCATAGACCAGTAGGTCTCCACCTTCAAGAACATCTGTGGGTGGTTTAGCGCGAAAAGATAGTAACGTCTCGGCGTTTATTAGGGTATCGCCTGTCCCAAAGAAGGTGTTACCAAACTCTTGGTCAAACTGTAATTGAGATGTATTTGCTATTGTTTGTCTTTTCCAGTCTTCGTCTCTGCCTGGGACATCCCACCAGTTGACTGTGAATGGGATGAACTCATTAACCTTTTGAACTGAGCCCTCCCAGATTTTATGGAATGTATTGCCAATTCCATTTGCAGTTGACGTAATAATGACTTTTGTTTCCTTACCCGCTGAGACCACAGGATAGGTTGAAGTGTAGAATTCATTCGCCTTTTCCACAAATGCAAATTCGTCAAGAAATAGTAAGTTAACAGACATACCGCGAATGGAACTACCAGAGGTAGCACTGGCAATAATGCGACTATTATTACTAAATTCAATAGAACCTTTGTTGAGTGCTTTGCAGCCAGGTTGTAGGAAGAAGGGAAGATTCTCCAACATGAGAGTAACCCGCGCCAACATTTCACGAGCGACTTGCCCTTTGTTTGCGAGAATTGCAATCGTCTTCTCACTATGGAAACAAGCATACCATAGTAGATAACCAACAGAGCTAATCGACTTACCCGATTGACGACACGCCAGAACGATAGAAAACCTGTTATCATTAAAGTGTTTGAACATCTGCTCTTGATAAGGATATAAGTCGAAAGGGACTAGTCCATCATCGAGAGAGATAACTTTTAGGTAAGTTTTGCAGAAGTATATAGGGTCTCTGCCACATTTGACATATTCCTTAACTTCTTCTTCTGTGAATTGATGCTGAACACCATCCCGTTTTACATTGGGATTACCAAGATACGACTCATTCTGATTTATCAGCATCAATAACCACTCCCGATTCTGCATGAATCAGTCTTTGTAAGTCTGTAGTCGTGCCTACAAACAAGTTGTTCGTGGTATTACCTAATTGTTTAGGTTCATCCTTTTTGTTAATGTCTTTGTTTTTTTTGTTCAAATCCATCAACTTGTCGTTGATATCTGCCATGTTTTTCATCATAGTTGATAAAACTTCAAACGCACGAGGATGCTCCGATTCACGAGCAACTTCAATCATAAGTTCCATACTCTCTTTACCTTTTTCTAAAAGGTCATAATACGTTTCGCGAGAGTATTCATAATCATCTTTAACATTTTTTTCTTCACTCATTAAGCACTATCCAAATCAATTTCAGTAAATCCATAATCACTGTCAGCATTTATATTAGTTGGGTTTGGTGTAAGTTTCAGTGTTTTGATATACACATCACTATCATTAAGACCCGATTCTTGTAAAAATAAGTTATTACGAACATCGCGGATGATAGAACCATTATTCTCTGGGCCATACAACGCAATCTTCATATCAAAATCTAAAGTATAAAGAATTGTTCTTCTTTGTTCTATTGCACCTTCAAAATCATCAGAGAAGGTAACTCCACTTAAAGTTATAGGAACATCTTCTGTGAGTGAACTAATATCAGAGAACGGTTTAATCGTTACCGAATATTGTGGTGCAAAGTATGGTAGTATCTGTTCTACAACTTGTAATGCGTCATCCTGTGATTTCGCATATATGTTCAGTTGGAACGAGATTATATATGGTGTTGCAGTATAAATTCTTTGACGAGTTAGAACACTATCTGATACTGCCTTCGAGATATTGTTCATCTTGGGTAGTTGACGTTCTGCGTCATACGACATGTTCGTAATCTCAAATGACATACGAGGTAACTTGATTGCGACCCTACGTTCTGCCTGTTCACCTTTATTCATTTCCTCTAGACGAGAAATGAAGTTTCTTTTAGGTGCATATGATAAAGGAACTTTGACTTGAGATATAACTACACCATTACTATTAGTTCGGAGGACATGTAGATTATTGAACAGTGACCCAAAGACGGATACCGCAGTTCTCACTCTTTTATGATAGAAGTGTGTGCCAAACATTATCCGATATCTCCAAATGGATTAGACTCTGAGAAATCAAGGAAGTCTGATTCGAAGTCATCAAAGATTTTATTCTGTGCGTCTTTCTGTATCTCCTGAAGTTCCTGAACCAAATTAGGTGTTGCTACTGCACCAGACGTTACACCTGTTACCTGTTTGTTTGTGGCAAAGGTGTGGAACTTACCGTCAGTTGAACCAACATGTGCAACCTGAAGAACTCTATCAGAGTCAGACCAATCAGTGACTTCACCTTCCATATTATAACCCGTATGAACTTGGGTGATAGTTTCACCAACAGTATAACCACTAGATGCAGAGTCCATAGTCAACGCATATTGAAAAGCGCCTTCATACTCAATCACATCAATACTCGCGATTTCTGTATCAAAATCTTCATCATTATATTCAAACAATTCGCAAGTCATACGGAATGTAGGCAGATTACTCAACTGATAAAAAGGAGTCTCTGTCTCTACTTTCTGGATTTGGAATATGGAGTTGGAAAGTGTCAGATAGATTAAGTCACCTTCACGAGGCCGAAAGTTCTGTGAGTCAAGTCGAGACCCTACGAGTTGTTTCCATCTTTTTCTTGAAACAATGAAGTTTGCTTGGTCTCTTAGTTCGATACCGAATTTGGTAAACAAGTCTCCCTCACCATCAAACGCTTCAGTATTCTCAATATACATCTCCACCTTGTAGGCAGAACCGAAACGTGACGGAACATCGTCAAGAAAGACTTTATCTTTATTGACTATTTCTCTTGGAAGGTAGTAAACATCCTGACCATACATTTTGAGGGCTTCAATAATGATGTCCTCATACATGTTCTGTTCAGAACGAACTCCTTGTTTGAAATACGGGTTCGTTGCCATTTAATTATCCAACAAAGAAATCTGG